CTGTTTTTGCATTTCTTGCGCTGCTTGCTGGGCTTGCTCCATTTTTCGGAGGTCTTCCTTGAGCAATTGCTTCATCGGAGGCTCCAAAATGTCAATCAAACGCTCTTTGGTGATGGCGCCACGGTCTGCAAGTGCAAATGCAAGGCTTCGCAGGTCTTCTGTAAAGATCGGTGAGTTGGAATGAGCATCCACTTTCACCACAAAGTCCTTAGTAAACTGGTTTGCAATGAACTTATCACCCTGATCATCCGTGTAAATGCGATCAGAATAGGCTTGCATAGCTTTTAAGTACAGCGTTGCCATCTTTTCTAGCGCATCTTCAATAATCAATGCACGTTTTTTGGCCCTCGAAGAGCCTAAACGAGCCAATTGTGAGGCGTGACCAGCACTTCTAACACCTGATTCACCCCTGCCTTGCAACACATTGACAATGCCAGAGGCTTCCTCAAACATCTGATCAATCTCTGCAATCTCTCTAAAGAGATCATTCGGTATAGACGGCGCCATTTGCTCAACCTTGGCATTAGGCATGTCAGTAGAAAGCAAGCCACCAACACGGTTAAGCGCAAAGTTCTTCTCATCAAGCAAGCCTGTGAAACCAATAAGCGCTGTAGGCGGTGATACTTGCTTGGATAAGAGGTCAAGAATCTCTTGCATCCGCTTATTGCGCATGTCTTGCAAGAAAACCAGCCTTGCCACTTCAGAGATTCCCCAGTAGTAATCGTACTGCGGGGTTGGGCAGAGCTGAATAAAGGGTAATTCACCCTTCAAAAACATGCTTTCGCCTGAGCGGTCATAGATGATGACATTCGGGTCAGCAATGGTGACGCACTGATAGTCCTCAGTCATGTCATTCCAGACCCATAACTCAGTCATCTTGATCGTGTCTTCAGCAACCCGTGCCTTGTATTGCTGCATACCAGCAATATTGAGGTTCACATTACCGTACATCGTGGGGTCAGTCGCAGACAGGATCAAACGCTGAATGCCATCAGGCACTTGGTTCTCTTGGCTTTGCCCCATTTGCAAGCGAGCAAGCAGTGCCTCACGTTGCGGATGCGAGTAAAGCCTGGCGTATAACTCAGAGCGTGTGATGTAGTAAATCTGAATCAACGCTTCTTGGCGATCTGTGTGCGGCGTATCTTCTCGATACACGCCAATACACCGCGGATCAACCATGTAAGGGTGCAAGCCATTCTTTTGAATGAGCTTAATGAAGGTCGAGTTGTAGCAAAGCGCCCAGTTCAGCGCCTGGGCAAAGACCTGATCAGCGTTGCTATTGAGCCAATCGTCATTCAAAGCGCCAGTCAGCGAAGGAATCTTGGTTTGTTCGTGCTTATTGACCGAGGCGCCAAGCGAGATGGTAAAGCGTGTGGTTTCAGCGGAATAGAGAAAGGAGGAGAGCTGATCAATGTGCGGGTAAATCTTGTTGTAGTACGCAGGCGGTGCATCTAATCCCGCACCAAAGAGATAGTAAGAGCGCAGCGAGTCATAAGTTCCCGTGCGCTCCTGAATGCTGACGGAGCACTTATCTACCAAGTCATTGTAGAAATACTCTCTTTGGATGGGATCGTCAGGAATTCTCATGTAGGCAACTTTAAGTTCTCATGATCACGAATGACCACTGAAGGCGTTGGTTTGCGCAATGCTATACCACTTTCTTTAACCGCAGACAAGCCCCCAACGGTTTCTCCGCGTATCGAATTCAGATTGTAGTTGCCTAATTGCTTGGGGTTACCCCACTGCACGGCAAAAGGATTCTGGGGTTGTGAGGCCTGTTTATTGCCAAGCAGGGCATGTTGCTGGTGATCACCTTCACGCGAGGACTTAATGTCACTCATGCCGTAATCCTTGGCTAATTCCCTGAGTGTGGTATCAGCATGTTTGGTGGAATCGGACTTCATACCCACGGCTTGCAAGAAAACCATCTGTACTTCCGATGTACAACCATGCGGACATACAGGTTCCCTGCTTTCAAAAAAGCCATGTGCGGGACATTTGTAATCATGAACGACTGCCATAGTTTCTCCTTAGTTGCTGGTCAAGATTAGGGCGTTGATAGTCTTGTGCTTTAGGGCGAATGCCCAGGTCTAATTTAAAACCGCTGCCATCATAGGTAAGCAGTCTTCTTCTCACCATGAGTGGCTTTGGTTGCTTTCTGAATTCCACATACTTTTTGCCAGCCTTGAGCATGACCGCAACATCGCCATTAATCCAATGCTCATAAGCACGGTTCACACGGGTCTGTACAAGCTCTGTGAGCGGGTATTTCCCATTGAGAAACACATCTCTTAGGTGCAAGGGATCAAGGCCGCATAGCTCGGCAAATAAAGCAATGGAGATACCGCGTTTCTTGTCACGCATAAACGCAGGAATCACTTCCATCATCTGACGCTTACTGAGGCCCAACGCCAATCGCCTTTAAGTAGTTGTTGATTTGCTTATCCACCACTGGCACTTGCACGGGTGTTATCGCCTCTTCTTTGCGATCACGCGTCATACGCATTTGCAGCAACCTTGGCATGAGTTGCTCGGCAAAAGCTACGCAAGCAAGGGCTGTAGCAATGACACGATCATCCTTATTGCGCCCATAGGCAGCAATGGAACCCTGATCTCTCACAATGGATTTCATTTCTTCCAGTAAATCCATTGAGTAGACATTCATCATCCCGCGCTCAAAGTAATCCTTAAAGTAATTCAACATCCGCTCTTTGGAAGAATGCGTAGTGAGATAACCAAGCGAGTTGGAGACGCCACCCAGTGAATCATTACGCCGCCAAAGGTAATGCTGCATGTGGGATAGCACATCCATCAAACCTCTGGCCTTGCGTGGCTCCATCGTCTGTGCCTGACGTTTGAGGTTGCGCATCTCATTGATGACCGCCTGACCTGGCCCATTCACTTCTAAGTTGAGGGTGGAGTTTTTATAAGCCCCTGCCAGGTAGCAGACAACCCAGGCGAACTGGTAGGTGTTGAGTTCTGAGGTAGCGAATTCCGCAACCTGATCAAGTCCATCTGCATAGCAGCGGTAGATTTGGATGCAGAAACGATCAGCCCAGTCGCTGCTTCCATATGCTGGATCAGCGCCGATGACGTAATAGGCGTTATCAACAGGTTCCTCCCATACTTTAAGGGTTGCCATGCGCTCCGTTGAGTTAATTAACTCAGTGTCTTCAAAGTATTGTCCCATTGAGAAGCGATAGAACCGAGGTAATAACTGCTTGGCAACCTTGGCTTGATCAGTACAACGGGCATGTGAGAAGAAACTAGAACCCGTCATGATGAAGGCATAGTCTTCAGTGGGCGGGAACTCCTGATACATGAGGGCTTCATCCTTAATTCCCTCATTCATCTTCCATCGCCACCAGGCAATCTGCCTTGAATTGATCTCTACCTGGTAGAGCTTTTTAACTTCTCGCGTCCATTCCTTCTCTTCAGGACTTAGCTTTCCATCCCAGTACACCTTGTAGACATCTGACTTAGCATCTGCCGAATAGAGTTCATTACGCCACCAGCCACAGAAAATGGCTTTCTGCGTTCTTGCACGTTTGGCAACCGCCCACATGTCATGCCACATGTTGAACCCACGCGCCGTGCTTTCAAAGAGATAAAGCCTATTGGGATTTTTCTCTGCCAAAGACGCTAGCAAGGAAGCCAGCCCTTCTTCATCGCCCCAAGAGGAAGTCTCTGTGCCATGCAGATAGGTAATACCTTTACCACGTCCTAACGACCCCTTGGCTCGCAAACCTGCTACCTGATAAAAAAGCCTTGAGCGGTTCTTTAACACCATCTGATTCCTGTTATGCGTCATCAAAGGAATCTTGTACTCCGGAGGCAACCCATCCATGTACATGGCTAGCGTCGTTCTGAACTGGTCACGGTTCTCTTCGGTATCAGTCGTGAGCGTTCCTTGAAACCCAGGGTTCTTAAAATGCCAGTAAAGGTCTAAGGCAAGCGATATGGTTGTAATCCCAAGCTGCCTGCCTTTGAGAATCACAAAGAAGTGAATGTCATTGTTCAGACCCTTGGCAATCTCTTCC